GATGTAAGCATAAACAACTTACTGTCTATAAAGTCACAACCAACGATGTCACGATCAAACGTAAACTTCATCCATGCACTCTGTATCTTTTCTTTGTTACTCCAAAAGTATTTATAAACGAACAACGTCTTTAGATCGTCGTCTGTTGTTATAACAAGTGTATTCTCAGCAGGACTACCAACGATACGTGTAGCTTTCTTATTGATGTACTTAGGTATCTGTTGAGTTATCTCTTCAGCGTTAAACGTCTCCGTGTTGTTATCAACAAAGTATTCGTACACACCCTCGTAATCGTTCCGTTGAAATGTGAAGTATATATAATTACCCACGGCTAACGGATTGATACTGTCTGATATATCGTACTCTGTAACAGGAGATATAGCTACCGTCTTGGGACTGAGTATGTCAGCTCCCCGTAATACAAACTGTGACTGCTTACTGAATAACATCAGCTTCTCTTGGAACGGTATAGCGTGTTGTAGTACTGCTACTTTTGTGTGACTGAGTCCTACATCTATCGGAGCACTGTCTAGTAACTGCTGTGTGGTAGTCCTGAAGAAGTTAAAGTATGCATCTGCTTCACTAAAGATAACAGCGTTGTTCGTCAGGAATCCTAAACGGTTCTTAAAGAAAAATACATCGTTAATAGTCTGTCCAACAAACGACGGGAATGGATTGGTAAAGTCGTCACCTGCTTGTCTAGCTGTATAGCCGTAACCTTGTCCTGTGTCTCCTTCCGCTTGCTCGTTAGGTATCTCCACCCTAAAACTGTATATTACATCAGGATTCTGTCCGAGTGATACTTGACCAAATGCGGGTACGACAGTGACAGGCATAGTACCAAAGTCTAATGTAGTGTCTATACCTGTGGAATCCCCAGCGGAGGTCTCATCGTTTTCCCATCCCGCACACTCCACCCAACTACCTTCACCGTACTCCTCTTTATCTTTTGTTTGAAAACGCACGTAGTAATCATCCTGTGCTATATCAGCGTCACCACGCACTCTTATACGAAAGTCATTAAAGCAACGCTTAGGTAAGTCTGTGATGCTATCTACTTCTTTATAAGCAACACCTAAACCCTGATTAGCTAAACCGTCTTCTGTGCGTATGCTAAAGTCGTTATCCGCTGTTATTTTTATTACAGCACCTTGACGTTTTATGTCGTATGTTGTGGAAGCTATAGTTATAGCAGATACGCTAGGCAAATTACCTGTACCTTGCACACCTTCAAACACTGTAGTACGGGATGTAGTATCGTAGTAAGTATATCTTTTACGAACACCTGCACCTGCTCCTATCTTCTTAAAACCCGTGCGTTCAGCAACTGAAGTTATATGCTGTGTTATCTTTAAAGTTAAAGGGTTAGTCGTAGTATCTGAATCATAACCACTACCGTTGTGAGTCTTTGTTTGAGAGGATACACTACCACCACTAAACGTTAGCTCACCTTGACAACCGTCTCCTATAATATCACCACTACTGTTTTTTTGTATTAATCGATAAGTATATTTATAGTATGTTCCTGCTTTATCACCTACAACACTACCACTGTTAGGAAAACCACTACCTCCTGACAACGTTAAACTAGTAACACCTAACATAGAAGCTACACCTGCCTTTAAAACTATCTCTAAGTCCTGTGCTATGACCTCTGTGTCTGCGTGTACTCCGTGAGCACTGCTACCACTTTCGTAGGTGTGCCCAGTAGGTGGAGTCTTGTTACTTGTTAAACCCGTGCCTCCATAGGGTACTTCTTGTCCGTCTAAAATTACATTGTATGTCTTCTCGTAGTCACCAAGCTTAACAAACACTAACGCTTCGTGTTCTAAGTCTTTAGTCTTTAGATCAGCGTCTGTATTAATTGCTACCGTCTTACTCTTATTAACAAGAAACGTATAGTCAGCTACTGTCAGTGCTCGTAGTTCCTGTGCTGGGTTTGTTATACCACTCAAGTAAGACTGAGCAATAGAGGTAGTAACAACAGGAATAGAAGTACCAAGCGATAGGTTAAACGCACTGACGCTACCACTTATTGATACATTGATAACGTAATTGTTCGTCTCGTCCCGTTTAACAAAGTGTGTGAATAGATTGGATGGTTGACTGCTATCTACATTCTTAACGTAGCTTGTGTGTGGTCGTTTTACCAACCCTTCAACAACAGTAGCCCAAGCGTTTATCTGCTCGTCACACTGACCGGGATACCGTAAGTTATCTGGTTGTTGTGATACGCCCTGAGCTAGGTTAGGTACGCTGTTAACTAATAACGGCATTATCTGTCAAGTACTCGTAATACGCTGTAGTGATCAAAGATCGTTCTGTCAGCTGCTTCAGAGTCTGCATCAATGGCACGGGCTTTCGCTTCTATCTCGTCACGTGTTGCAAAGCCTTCGATCTCACGGCTACCTAAGAAACGATTAGCGAAGATACGAGCTGACTTAACTGTGATGTAATGCCGGAACTGTTCAGGTAATTCTTCGAACGGTAACTCAAAAGTTATGGAGGCTTTAACCTCCTTTGACCAGACGTCGGTGTGATTCTTCCTATCGTATAAGGTTAGTCCACGTTGTACTGGGTCGTTTTCTGTATAAATTTCTGGATCAAGATCAATACGTAATGTGTTGTTAGGAAGTATGATCTTGCTGTCAAAAGTATTGGGGCTAAGGACGTATTCGTGCTCGGTGTTAAAATGCCAACCCTCAGACTGTACGGCTCTGCTTGTTTCGTCTAGGGTATTCTCTGCTTGAACAACGGTAACTGGTACGGCTGTTCCTCCTAATGAGTTGACGGGTGCTTCTCCGATGACGCTAATCATCGTGTTTACTGCGTTAAGTTTTGTTGTCAGAGCCATAATATAAAAATACTCGGTAGAAGGGAGCGGAACGAATCACAGACCTCCCAACACCGAGAGAGTGGTTACTTCTGAAGTTCGATAGCACACTCAGGACGGAGAACTCCGTGACCCATAGCGTACTTCGCAACGAAAAGTGTACCTTGACGTTCGATTTGGTACTCAGATTCAGTAGCCAAGTCGAGCAGTTTAACAGTTCCAACAGCAGCAGAATGAGAAACAACACCAAGCGTGTTAGTAAAGTTTCCGTTATATCCTACTCCGCTTCCACCGAACACGTCGTTAGCAGCTTCTCCGTCACCAGTAGAAACAGCAGACAAGTCAGTCGATGGGATGTGGTTGGATTTGTAGATTGTGATACCTGCGATTTGAGGGATCGATCCAGAAGCGATGCTTCCTACACCTCCGACGTCTTTGTTGACAGCAGAAGTAGAGATAGCAAGCTGTCCAGCACCACCAGTGATTAACTTGTAGTACTCTTGTGGACGAAGAACGCAGAAACGACCATCACTAGGAACGTCATTTTCGTCGAGCTTCTGAGCAGCAGTGAAAAGAGCAGCTGTTAATTCTGCACCAGTTGGATCAGTGTTATCAGTGTCGTCTTCTGAGTCACTTACGTCACCCATTGCATTAGCAGAAACGTCAAGAATACCACCAGTCTTACCACCTGTTACGGCAGCAGCAGAACGAGCAGCAGCGATGAATACTTTAGCAAGAGCAGTATCGAAACGAACAGCAAGAGCTTTACCCAACTCGTTAGCGTAGACGCTGCGGATGTCGTAGTGATTCTTTACGTCGTCGATGTTGCTTAAGAAAGTAGAAGCCAAAAGCATCTTGTCGATAGTGATGACTTTCTCAGCTTTCTTGATGTCGCTAAGGTAGCTGTTTCCAGCGTCAGCGATGTTTTCACCGGGTGTATGGTAAGCAGCAGAAGCGATTCCTGTTACAGGGAACTGAGCTGATTTACCGTTTTCGATTGTGCGAACAGTATGTAATGCTTTAAAGATGTTTGACTCTTCGAAGGTTTGCAGAATTTCTCCGCTAAACTTTTTAAGAAACAACGCATCTGTATCACCAGCACTATTAACTTGTCCAACACGTGAGGGGGATGTATCTCCATTAGCCATGATATATTTTCCTTTATGTTGTAGTTATTATAGTTGTAGTTATTGGTTGGTTGACTCTCACTTCGTTCGTTCACAGGATTGTCTACCGCAGTAGGTCGAGGACTAATTGTCGTAATTGTCTATATAAATATGTTACCGATTACAATAACAGCAATAAATACACCAATTGTCAACACTAGTGCTTTCTCTAGTTTTGTTAACTCACGGTATAGCCGTCGTAATCTTTTAAGTTGAAACTCCATTCTTTGCTTTCTTGTGAACGTACCTCGTATATATGATCGGTATGACATTCCACAATACTACTCCAATTAAACAGACTTTTAGCAAGCCATAAATTTCAGTCAGCATACTGTCAAAAAAGCCGTTGTCCATTGACTCATCTAGTTGATTATTAACGAGTTGCTTAATATCTCCCTCGCTCAACGCTTTGACTTGCTGTGTTAAATGTGCGTTTTCTTCCGTGTATTTGGCTACTTCTCCCACACCCCATCCAAGGGCAGCACCACCCGCAGCAGGACCGGGACCACCTAGACTACCAACAGCAGCACCGCCTGTAGCTCCTAACGCTGGATAGAAAGATGCCTTGGAACAACCCGAAAAACTCCCTGAAACCGATAGCAAGGAGAAAACCCATAGGACTGTCCAAGGCATCTTCACACACACATTACTTTACTCAAATGTTACTCACTGCAAGTCGTCTGTCAATCTCTTGATGATATGCTTTGTCACCACTACGATAACGTGGATCAGACTGTGCTCGTGCTAGTTCTTGCATACTCTTAAAAGGCATAGTAGATGTACCGCTCACTGCTCCCTGTACCAGCTTAGGTTGTGTTGCACCTGTAGCATTCTGATACCTAGCGTACAATCCTTGCACTGCTAACTTCGCTTGGCTGACCGTGCCTCCCGTAACAGCTTCGTCAAATGCGTCGATCTCTTCCTGCGGTAAATGTTCGTTGGCCCATTCAGCCATTGCATCGTAGTTATCACCTGCGACTCCTTTGATCTGGGCTTCTTCTGATTGCAACAACGCCTGTTGACCAGCTGCGTAACTATCGACAAGATCACGTGGCAATCCTACTTCTTCAAGTTTCTTATAAGTTTCTTCAGACAGTTGACCGTCATTCTCAAAGAACTCCTGACTAGCTTCCACAACAGCTTCATTATAATTACCAGCTTCTTGTTTGTTGTCATCATCGGTTTGTTCTTCTTGTTGTTGCTCTTCGGACTGTTCAGTTTCTTCAACTTCTTTTGCCCCTTGTCCCATTCTTTTCTCAAGCTCCGCATATGCCTGTGCCATGTCCTCCGCTGATTTAAACTTTTCAGGAAGCCACTCAGGACGTTCCGTTGTTTCCTCAGCTTGTGGTTCCGCTTGTTGTTCTTCAGGAGTTTCAACCGCTTCGTCAACGGGTTCGATCTCATTCGGTGCTTTTTCATTTATCTCTACTCGGTGTAATTCAGCCATGATAGTTTACTCTTCGGGTGGTGGTTCTTGTTGTGCCATGTACTGCTCCTGTGCAGCATTGATAGCAGGTGCTACGGCAGGACTACCCAACTTCATCATCATTTCTTGTTGTTGTGCCTGTTGCATAGCTTGTTGAATTTCTTCTTCCGTCTTGATCAGTCCCTCAGTTTCTATACCAAGAGCAGTAGCACGACGTTTAAAGTAATCACTAACATTAAGATACTGTGTCACTGCTTGTGGTCCTACTACCTGATTAGCTCCTGCCAAGAATAAGTCTAGACGTTGTAAATCATTACCACGACCAAGTGCTTCAACACCAGTAACGATAGTAGGTTTAACAATATCTTTAGGTAGCTTAGGCAGACGCTTGTCCTTGGACATACGATCCATCAGACGACTGACGATTGGTAGTTGTAGTTCTTGCGATAAGAGAGAGTAGAGACCGCCAAGGGCAGCTTCCAGTTCTTGACTGAGCATTCTTATCTCCTCAGCGGTCACTCTCTCGGCATCTCTAACAACCCCTGATGTCAGTAGAAAGGCTTGTGACAGACGATCCGTAATCCCTTGCATTGTTGCTTGAGCAGTACGGAAGTCATTAAATTTATTTAGCTGTAAAACGGATACGTCTCCTTCAGACCCTTGTACGATTGCACCGTTAGGAGCTTCAGCCAGTGTGCGTGAACGTGTTGTACCGTTAGGATTAACCATGAACAATACTTTAGCTGCTGCTGCACTACCCTCTACGATAGCTTTAGTCAGTGCTTCCAACGACTTGATGTCACCAATGTATTCCTCAACGAACCCACGACCGTAGTCTTCTCCGTCTATCTGTGTGTAACGCAACGGCAACCAAGGAGATTTATCTATCGGATACGACCCAATGCTCTCCTCAATAACGATACCTTTGACGTCTTGTTGTACATTAAACTTGTCTCCCTCTCTAACGATAGACGTGTACAGATCGCAGGTGTTTTCTTTTTCCTGACGGTACACTTCTTCACGAACACTCTCAGGTAACATCATAGGTGCTACCGTTTCTTTGACTGCTATGTGCGTAACGTTACCCATTGGATCACGCTTAACAACGTAACGATCCAAACGAAACACTCTCATACCTCCTTCATCAGGTAAGTACAACAGACTGTTACCGCTGATAAGAAGATTCTTGAGTGCTTGGAAGATACCGTTCCTGAAGTTCTGTACTTCTACTTCCTGTGATACACTACGTTCAACATCAGCCAGTGCTTTCTCTAAGTCCGTCCGTAACTGCTCCGCTCCCTCTGGTCCTAGTTCAGCTTTTGCTTTATCTAATTCGTAACGATCTATGACCAACCGAAAGAACGGAGCGTTAGGTGGTAGTAGGGCAAGTAAAAGTTTAGACGATAGATTAAGAACACCACGTGCTCCGATACCCTGATAGGGTGTGTAGTACTTAGTGGCGTAGTTGTGACCGTCAGGTGGTAGGACATACGGTAGTGTTAATTCAGACGAAGTACGACCTCTGTCTAAAAACGAATAACGTTGGTTCTCTAGTGAAGAGTATAAACCTTGTGCTGTCTCTTGCATAGCTTATGTGGATGTGTAGAACTGCCAGTTAGAACCATCGTATACATACAGTCTGTCTGAATCGTAAGCGTAATACAATGTACCAACTGGGTCACCTGTCCTAGCTTCTATGTTTGATTGTGTATCGTATGTGGCTCTTAGTGTTCCAGCTGCATCAGCGTCAGCATCAAACCCATACAGTGTGCCAAACGCAGGACGAAGGAAACCACCGGGTAACAATCGAATGTTACTAGGAGGACGAGCGTCCGATGTGAACGTCAACGACATTACAACGAATCAACTGTACCTGTAGAAAATACGCTGTGTGTACCGCTAGTGTAAGCTGTGATGTTAGCTCTGATCTTCTCGTAGTGACCGTGGTCATCTCTGATCATTACATCTCCGTCACTTGTTACATCTTCCGAGTGGATCGTTCTCCATCCTCCCCCAATGTATCCTTGAATAGCGATAGTAGCTGTACCTGAAACAGTAGTGGAGATAACGAAAGTATATCCCTTAGTACGCTCAGACCCGAATGCACTACCCGCCCCTGCCGATGTGGCATCTGAGAGTAATGTCTTTTTATCTAGTGTGCGAAGGCTCATGTATATTTATATGTATTGTTTGTTATTAACTTGAAAGTTGTACACCTGTACCACCACTACCACCCATAGATACGGACGGACGACGAGCTGTTAATTGTGTTGTACCTCTACGACGTTTCTGTTGTGGTCGTGCCTGTCTAGTAGTCACTGCTTTCTCTGCTAAAGGTAGCGGAGGAGGAGGCGGTGCTGGAGGTGGAGGAGGCGGGGGAATATTTGGTGATGACATACACATGGTTAGTCCTTGGTGATAATGTTGTCTTGAAGTTGTTCGTCGTATATTTGTTGTAAGTAATTAATTACACTACGTTGTCCTACTTTAAACCATACCATTCTATCGTCGTCTGTCAACAGCGGACATTTATCCGGGTATAGCTTGTCAAGCTTATCTATCAAATCTTTTGACAGAGCGGGTAGTACTATTTCTTCATTCATCATTCTCTATATCATCCAGTTCTATTGGTAAATTACCACGTTTTATTTGATCCTTTGTCCACAACCACGCTGACGCATTCCACAAGATTGCACCCGCATGATCCTCCGATGTGTCCCCATCAGCCAACGCTAACAGATGTCTGAACATACTGTCGTACAGTCTTGTTAACGGGAATCCTTTTCTCCAGTTGTTGTCTCCGTAAAGCTTTCCGCCATCTTCAAATCTTTTGGCGAGCGAGCGTAAGGCGATTGGAGGAATAAGCGAGGGTCGTCCCCGTCCAATGTCCCCGTCACGTTTAGCGCCTGTGGTGAAATCTCTAGTATATCCTTGGTTTGGTAGTTTCTCGGTGTCCATAGTTTTTTTATTGTGTTTGTTCTGAATGAATAGTTCTC